GCTAACGGAGGCGCAATGATTTGCACTTGTGGCAAAGAGACGGAGACCAGAACGGGAATACTTGGCATAGGCTTGATTCATGGTTGTTGGAACAAGGCGCATGATTATGTGGTCATAACGGATTGGAATTGGGAGACGAAAGAGGTTATAGGATTCATTGAGGACACCATTCCACAGACGGGTATCGAGTGCCAGACTGAAATCCTAGCAATCGAGTCCTACAGGGCGTTCCATGCCTAGGCCACGAACCTACCCGACAACAGAAGCGCAACTCAGGCACAAGGCACTTACACGAACAGCTAGGAGCCACGCTAAGCACGAAATCGCCACGGGTAAGGGTGAGGTAGCCTGCACCTGTAAAAAGTGCCGTCAGAGCGATTATAGGCGGGTAGAAATCGAATGTAGCGGGTGCGGGGAGACTAAACCAAGGCACACGGCTAGGTTTTGTAGGCAGTGCTACTACGTTTTGAGGGAAAAACAAGGTGTTGACAATCTGTAAACATTTGGATAGATTGTTGATAGTGAGCGCACACTCTTGCGGAGGTTACGAAATGACAGAGGCACAGATAGATGAAATTATTGGGGCAATTGAGAATGGAGACTCTTTAAGAGGGGTTTGCTCAAATCTTAAAGTTTCAGCTTCTAGGTTTTTGTCTAAAGTCGCTAACGACGAAGAGTTACGACAACGCTACACGCGCGCTATGGAAATTAGAGCCGATGTCAAGTACTTTGAAATGCAGGACTTAGCCGAGTTTGGTGATGACCCTGCAATGATTCGGGCTAAGATTGACGCGCAGAAGTGGATCATTGGCAAGATGCGCCCCATGAAGTATGGCGATACAACCAAAATAGAGCATAGCGGTGCTATCAAAGTCACAGAGATAGTAGAGTTTGGTGAGCGCGAATGAGCGAGGTGGTCTTTCGCCCTGTTCTAAAGCGGTTTGAGCCACTTTGGAACTCAAAGGGCTATCGGCATATCGTACTTGCAGGCGGTCGCTCTAGCGCGAAGTCTTGGGCGGTCGCTCAGGTCATTGTAAGGAACGCTAGGAAATACCGCTGCTTGATCATGTGTACGCGAATGGTTCAGATCAGCATAAAGCAAAGCTCAAAGCGACTGATTGAGGACTTAATCCGCAAATATGGCATTGAGGAAGAGTTTGAGATACTTCGGGACTCAATAACTCACAAGGTAACTGGATCAGAGATCATGTTCCGAGGTATGCAAGACGTTCGATCATTGGAAGGCGTGGATATTTGTTGGATCGAAGAAGCTCAGAATGTAAGCGAAGAACGAGCCACCGAACTTATACCGACAATCCGAAAGCGTGGCTCTGTGATCCTATGGACGCTAAATCCAATGCTTCCCACAGATTATGTGTCAAAGCGGTTCCTAGAAGCTCCAGAGCGCGAAGGGATCAAGGTTATTCGCGTCAATATAACCGACTTGCCTACTGACATTGTATCACCTGAGATTTTCAAGGAAATGGAACAGGACTTTCTGGACAATCCCAAAAGGGCGCGCCACACTTGGCTAGGTGAGTACAAGGACGCTACCGACCGCAAGCTAGCTTCCATGAGCGCGTTAATTGAAGCGATGCAACGGACGGCAAAGCCAGAGGGAGCGCATATCCTGGGCTTCGATGTTGGCGGTGGTGGCGATGACTCAGTACTAACAGACCGCCAAGGGAACTACATTCACGGCCAATGGGCATTCAGCGAGGCGGATCCGCATACTCTTTGCTCACTGGTCGCCAAGCAAGTGCGCGCCACGGCTCCAGTTGGATCCACAATCTACTACGATTCGGGCGGTATCGGCTGGGCTATAGGCACAATCCTAGAAGGTTTGCTACCCGATTACATCATTTGCCCTGTTAATTTCGGATCAAGCCCAATCGGTAAAAGCTCGAACGCTCTCAACAGGCGCGCAGAGATGGCTCAAAATGCCGTTGACGCGATCCGCGCAGGGTTGTCGCTAAAGAATACCCGCGCTGGCCTGATCGAGCAGATCATGGCGATAGATTGTTATGAGAACACAGCAGGGAAGCTACAATTAAGCTCAAAAGACGATGTTCGTAAGTTGATAGGCCGATCTACTGACGACTTTGACAGCCTTATGTTGACATACGCAGGCGGGTCGATTACAGAGAAATATGCGGAAATTGAGGAATATAGACCAATTGTAGATGAAGTGGAACACTCTTGGATGAGTTAAGAACAGGCTTATCAACATTTTATGCCTATGTGGACGAAATTGTTTATATTTCGTTTATATGGAAGAAGAGCAGGAATCCGCAATTGTTGAAAGAAATGAGAACTTGGACGACTCCGAAATATTGGAGCTTGCCAACAAGCGCGTTCCAAAAATCCTAGAAAACTGGAATCGTCAATACGAACAAGTCAAAGAGGACTTGATCTTTTTATCAAAAGAGCACTGGCCTGAAAGCGTCAAGCAAGCGCGCGGTGTAGGCCGTCCTTGTCCTGTGTACGATCTTATCAGCCCTTACATTAACCGAGTGCGCAACGAGACGCGAGAGAACCCACCAAGCGGTATTGTAAGACGCTCTGACTCAGCAAAGGATAGCTACCTAGCAGAAGCATTGCAGGGATGGACGCGCAACAACGAAAGCGACTCACGCGCACCGATGCAATACGAGATCGCAAGCGCAAACCAGACTGCTTGTGGCCTTGCTTGGCTTGTCTATGGCATTGAGTACAAGAGTCCCAACTCCTTCGATATGCGCTACACGGTCGAGAGTCCAGAAGACCCTACCTCATGCGCTATTGACGGAACTAACCAGGATGGCTCCGACTCTACTTTAGGCGTGTACATCAAGAAGATCGACAAGCACATTGCTGAATCTAAGTATGGCGTTGACGTAGAAGCCAATGGCGTGACCCGTGACACCACTTTGAGCGCGAACTGGGTCAAGGATGACCAAGTGACATGTATGCTCCTTTGGAAAAAGGAAGATGAGAAAGCAACCTTGGTAAAGGCCAAGGACGCTCTGACGGGTGAGATCGTGGTTGATTGGATGGATCGTTTACCCGCAGGCGTTTTTGTCATTGAGTCCCGTGAGTCCATGCGTCCATTGGTCTATCACTATATCGTTATCGGTAATGAAGTAGTCCATAAGCAAAAGTGGATCGGTGATTTTATCCCTATCGTACCTGTCTATGGCGACACTGCAAATCATTCCTATGGCGTGATTAAAGAGGGCATTGTCCGCAAGGTCATGGACGCGCAACGGGAGTACAACTATTACAAGGCATTGGCTACAGAAACCGTGGCTCTTTCCCCTAGACAGCCTCTATTTGTCGCTGCGGAAAGTGTGGAAGGACTTGAGAAGGATTACAAGGGACTGAACACAACGCCAAAGGATTATGTGAGATTCCGCGCATATTCCAAGACTGGTCAAGCCTTGCCATCACCGATTAGACAGCCTTTGGATGCCGATTCGAGTGGCATCAATGCGTCCTTACAGCTTATCCAGATGACGCTAGGCTCTATCATCGGTATATCTGATTCCCCAACTGGATTATCAGCTGTTGAGCAGTCTGGCAAGGCGATCATTGCCAAGCAGAAAAGTTCCGACCGCACTAACGCTCAATACTATGGAAACTTGGCTCATGCCGTTGCCCGTGGCGTGTCGATATGGATCAACATGCTGGTCAATTCCGTTGAAGGTGAAATGGTGCTCAATACCTTGTCGGATAATGGCGAAGGTGGGCGCGTTGTGATCGGCACACGCGAAATCAAGGACGAGAACGGAAAGATTATCGTCTATGACATTCGTAAGGGCCAGTATGATTGTATCGTAAATTCTGGTCCCTCTTATGCGTCCAAGCGTGATGAACAGGCACAAGCCTTGCTAGAGATGCTTAACGCAACTCCAGAGGCGCAGAAGTCCGCTATCTTCCCCGCTGTCATTGGCGCACAAGATTGGCCTAACGCACAAAAGATCAGCAAGATTGCCCTCGCTACTTTGCCACCTGAGATTCAAAAGATTTACGCAGAAGAAGATGAGGAAATTGAAATCCCTCAACAGGTGCGCGCTATTCTTGAGGAATATAAGGTCGCTATGAGCGAAAGCGAACAAGAGGCAAGCGCATTGATGGAGCAAGTACAGGCATTGACGGAACAGAACAAGATGCTTGCACAGGACTTGCAGACCACGCTATTAAGTAAAGAGCAAGAAAGCCAATCCAAGGTATCGGTGGCTCTTATCAACGCTCAGAGTGATTTGGAAGTAGCCCGCATCAATGCGGGTTCAAAGAATCAATCTACGATTCTTT